GGCGAACGGCAGGTACATGTCGTCGATGGCGACAAACAGGAAATCCGGGCGGTTGCGCGCCTCGTCCCACGTGATCTTGAGGTACTGCGCACCGCCCAGTGGCACCTGCGTCAGCAACTGCTCCAGCTCGGAGCGGAACGTCTTGCTCTGCACCATGAGCTGCCAGTTTAGCATGCGCGTCTTGCGCTTGGCCTTCTGGAGCTTCTTCATGGTGACCTCACCCTCGATCAGGTCTTTGACCGGACCTTGGGGCGGGAGCAGCTCGCGGATGGCGCGCGACGCGAAGTCGATGCACGCCTCGGTCATCATCGGGTGCACGACCTTCGACGCGCCTTGGAACTGCGCGCCGCCGGGCGCGTCGTCACCGAGGCCGGTGCGGCGGATGCCCTCCTCGTACTGCTCGTCGCGCTTCTTGCGGGCTTCCTTGTCTTTGCTGATCAGGTCGAGGAAGCGCGCCGACAGCGTGCTGAGTTCGCCCTCCGGCATCTCCTCGGCGAGGTTCGCATAGAACGTACCTTCGCCCGGCGCGTCTTCCTCGCCGAGACGCACGATGGCGCCGCCGTCCTCGGTGTCCTCGACGTCGGATACCTCCTCGTCGATCTCCACGATCTCGCCTTCGGGCTGTTCGTCTTCGTCCATGGCTCAGTCCTTCAAACGGCGTATGGGTTCTGGAGGATCTTCGGTGGCGGCCTGTCGACATCCACTTTCTTGGTTTCTTTTACCACCGACACCAGTCTCTTGTCGATGCACAGCCGCACGCACTGCGTCATGGCGTCGACGTAGTCGTCGTGCTTGATGCTGTTGGGGCCGGTGAACGCGCAGAGCTGGGCCAGCATCGGGTCGACCCACGTGCGCGGCCGGCCGGGGAACTTGTCGCTCTCGGGCAGCCAGACGCGCTTGCGGGCGAATATGTGGCTGACCATGTGCAGGCGGGCGAGCTTGTCCGCGCGGCCGGGGTTGTAGGCGTAGGCCTCGATGCCCTCGCGCTCCAGCATCTGGCGCAGGCTGATGCCCGAGCCCTTGTCCTCGATCAGACACAGGTCCGGCTTGCGGCCCGACGTGATCGGCTTGGCACCGCCGAACATCGGCTTGATCAGGGCCACGTCTTGATCGTCACCGTAGCTGACGTTCAGCTCCTTCTTCACGCGCCTGATCAGGTCGGGCATGCCTATCTGCTCGGACCAACAGTCAAGCAGGATGAGCTGGCTCAGGCCGTCCTTGTCGTGGAAGCTGCCGATCACGACGCACGCCGTGCTGTCCGCGTCGCCCTTCTTCTTGTCGTAGGTCGCCTCGGTGAAGGCGGTGTCGAGCGACAGGATGATGTAGTCGAGGGTGGGCAGCGGCTTCTTGGCGGGCCAGAGCCGGAAGTCCGACCGCTTGACGATACCACCCTCCTCACTGGAAATCAGCTCACCGTACAGCTCTTGACGGCCAAGGAGCGTACCCTCGTATTGCTCGATCTGCTTGAAGAAGCTGTCGGGCAGGTTCGCCTTGTTGTCGAACGTCGAGCCGCGCACGATGATGCGCCCCTCTTGCGGCCCGCTGAGCTTGCGGATCAGGTCCTTCGGCTTAGGCGTCGTCGTCCACAGCACCTGCGGTTTGGCGCCAAGCCGCAGCCCAAGCATCAGCATGTCCCACGTCTCCGCGTCGTACTGCCACGCGGCCAGCTCGTCTCCCCAAGCACGTGTGTGCTGGGGCCCCCGCAAACGCTCAGGCTTTTCCGCAGTGAAGCCACGGATCGTGGACACGCCGCCGGCGACGTTCTTGAGCTTGATGAACATGCCCGACTTGTTGTGCTCAATGAGCAGCTCGGGCGGCAGGACGGACAAAATTCCGCTCTCGCCCTCCATGCACGTTATGACTATGTCGCCGTAGGTGGGTGCTATGACGCAACTGTCGAAGCCCGACGGATCTTCGAACGCGGCGCGCGTGATCCACTCGGCGCCCACTCTGGTCTTGCCGAAGCCTCTGCCGGCGAGGTAGCCACATTCGGTCCAGTCGCTCTTCTGGACGATCTGGTTCGGCCGCGCGGTCTCACGCCACCGGCGCTGCCAGTCGAGGTGTACACGCTGCTCGGGACTGAGCTGCGCCAACAGGGCGGCCGTGTTGGTCACAGGGTCCGATACAAGTTGAGCGCGTCGCGAAGCTGCGCGTTCATCTCACGCATCTTGTCGTACCGGTCCGCCAGCAGGTCGCAGCGATGGCTCACGCTCGCTACGGTGCGCGCAGCGTCTGCAGCGTCTGCCTCAAGTTGCGCGTTGCGCTGCTCGAGCTCGGCGATGCGTCGCCACGGGTTCCAAATCACTTGCCGTCCCTCGCACGCAACGCCTCAGACAACGCGAGGGTGAGCGCGACGTTGTCGACGTTGCTGTCGATCTTGAGCGTCTCGCCCTCCTTGTTGCCGACGTCGACAGTCTGCTTGGGGCTGTATTTCTTAGGGTTCCAGCAGGCCAGCAGCTTCAGCCGCGTCTCGACCTGCGCACGCTTCCACTGCACGTGGCCCGGGTCGATCTTCCCGTCGACGCGCGCCGGCTCTGCATCGATCAGGGCGAGGGCATGATCCGCGATGGCGTCACCGCCAACCTCGCGCGCGGTCGCGTACGCGACTGCCAGCGCTTCGTCCGCCGCTACCCACTTGCCCCAGTTGACCGGGTGAAACCCCAACTCACGGCCGAGCGCAGCCAACGTCTCACCCAGAGCGAGGCGCTCAAGGACTTCCGCTTCAAGTTTGGGGGTGCGCTTTGTCGGCGTGGGCATACTCTGCGTGCTCCGCTAAGTGGCAGGACTACCAGACCCCCTAGATACGCTCGATCACCGCGCACCGCAACCCCAGCCTTTCCACGGGTGCAACGCAACGCACCACGGGAGCCTAAAAGTTTCAGCGCCACCCCCTGCAACGCAACGCGAAATCGCTGCAACGTGCAACGCGAGGGGGGCATAGACTACGTCTATAGCCCTCTCCCTGCGTTGCAAGTAGCATTGCACCGCGCAACATCTGCTGCAACGTTGCCTCGCGTTGCACGTTGCAAACCCTAAAAATACCCAACATTTTCATATCATTAGCGATTTTTTACTCGTGTTGCAAAGCACCTTTTGCACCGCTCAAACCCGGCCCAAATGCAACGCGAGACCCTCGCGTTGCACGCGTTGCAGCAACACGTAAAAAACTGCATATACCCTATTGCAACCCATGCTTGCATGTGCGAGAAGGGCTCATCAGCAACACAGGAGACACCGACATGACGACCACCCTCACCGCCGCCCGCCCGTGGATCGCAGAGCGCACCGCCGAGATCAACGCCGCCGCCGACGCCATCACCGCCCTGAACATCGGCGACGGTGTCAGCGTCTCGGTCTGGACCGACGTGGACGCCTACACCGTCGTCAAGAAGACCGCGACGACGATCACGCTCCGCGCCGACACCGCCACGCTCCTCAACCGCGACGAGCTGCGCTTCATCCCCGGCGGCTTCGCTGCCCACTGCGACAACCAAGCCGACCAGCGTTACTCGTACGCGGCCAACCCCAACGGCCGCGAGATCAAGATCAGCCTGCGCCGCTGGGCCGACGAGGACGGCGCCGAGCGCCGCAAGTGGAAGAGCGCCGGCACCAAGACCTTCGAGCAGGGCGGCAACGCCTACGCCGGCCGCCGCGCCTTCCACGACTTCAACTTCTGACACCGCCAACCCGGGGGCACACCACCCCCGGGCCAACCCCCACACAGGAGACACCACCATGCGCTTCGGAGACATCACCATCAACAGCGACCGCTTCGGCACCACGCTCACGCACCACGCCGAGCGCCGCAGCCTCTACTTCCAGCCGGGGGACGAGGCGGGCGACCTGCACGACGCGCTGGAGGCCACTGAGGCCGCGCTGGAGGCCAGCGGCGTCACCTACACCTACGCCGACGTCCTCGCGGCCGTGTGGGACGACTACAGGGACGCAGGACAGGAGGTTGAGGCATGAGCGACTACCGCATCAAGATCTCGATCAGCAACGGCCGCATCCTCCGGCTGATGGACGATGCGGGCATCGAGACGCAGACCGAGTTGGCCCGCCGCGCGGGCATGGGGGTGGTAGCCGTCAACGCCATCGTCAAGATGCGCGACCTGCCGAAGCTGCAGAACGGCGACTGGCGTGACGCGGTGCAGCGCATCGCGGCAGTGCTAGGCGTGACCCCCGAGGAGATGTTCACCGACACGCAGGCCAACGGCGTCCTCGAAAAGAGCACCTTCGAGACCAACCTGACCGAGGCGCAGATGGGCAGCCTGTGTGGCCCCGACGCCGTCACGCAGCTCGAGGAACAGGACATGGTGGCCCACCTCATGATGGAACTGCCAGACCGCGAACGGCGTGTGATCACGGCGCGCATGGAGGGCGACACGCTTGCGGAGGTCGGGCTGAAGATAGGCACCCAAGCGGAGCGCGTGCGCCAGCTCGAGGCGAGGGCGATCCGCCACATGCGGAGGCAGGCGCACCGCCTCAACATCCGCGCCGATGACGCTTTCTAGGCAATTACGCCAACAGGAGACACCGACATGATCAGCAAGAAGATAACCACCCTCGTGGAGCAGGCGACCGACGACCGGGTGCTGTACCACCTGCGCCGCGCCCTCAGCGCCGCCCTCCAGTCGGAGGAGGTGAAGCCGATACCGACCAACATCGAGCTGGCAGACCGCAACTGGTCCATCTGGCGCGACCACTATGTCAACAACGTCAACAAGGCTGATCTGGCCCGGCAGCACGACATCACGAAGAGCCGCATAACTGGCATACTGGGCAAACAGATGCGCCGCGTCGTGTACGTGATAGGCTGGGATCGCGGGCACTATGGCAGGCCGATGCG